AAACTTTCAAGAGTTCCAAGAAGCTACTCGCTTCAAGAAAGAGAAAGGTTATGATGTAGGTGGAACTAAGAAACCAGCATCTAGATCTAAGGACGCTGTATTAGATGCAGTGAAGAAGTCTATCACAGACAAATATGGTAAGGGTGCTATCATGAGAAGTGGTAGTAATCAACAGAAGAAAGTTAAAGGTCAGAAGACTGACGGTGAAGGTAAGTATCTCAAACAACATAAGGCAAACCAACAACTCAAGAAGGATGCCAAAGAGATGGGTTACGGTAGTGATACAAAGGGATATGTAGAGACAAGAGCGAGATATGGTAGTAAAGAAAATATGAAATCTGGAAAAGGATTAGGTACATGACATGCCAGCAGTCTCAAAAAAACAACAAAGATTCTTCGGGATTGTTAGAGCGGCTCAAAAGGGCACTCTCAAGGGGAAAAAAACGCTTGAGGTTCAAAGAGCTGCTGCCAGCATGAAGAAAAAAGATGTAAAGAAATTTGCATCCACTAAACACAAAGGATTACCTGAGAAAAAAGTGACTAAAGAATCATTCAACGAAGATTACGTCAAGGAACTAGAAGATGGTCTAGTTAAATTGGACTACCCTACCTATGATGAGGTAGATGAGTTGATGAAAAAAATTGCTAAGGACAATGGTATTGATACCACTGTTCTACACATGGCATTTAAGACCAAACATCTTATGGTTCCAGATGATTGGGCTAAGAAGAAGATGTTTGAACCTGTTATGATTCCTAAGACACCAAAGGATATGGAGTGTGAAGAGAATCTCCTTGAGTATGATGGTAACTACCATATGAATAAGATTGCAAAAGAAAAGGGATTAGATTTAACAGACCCAAGACAAAGAAGAAGAGCTAATAGTCTGGCTCGTAAAAATGCTGCGAAAGGAAATATCAATAACCCAATGGGTAGGAAAAAGAAGAAGAAAAAACTTTTATCTGCATCATATGAACCTATTGTGGTTTCTGAGAAAAGAAAGATTGGTGCAGCAGAGAAAAGACTTCATCAGAGAGAGATGGGTGATCGTAGCAATGATATGATAGTTGCAAGAAGAGGTGAAGCAGATAAACAAAATAAATTGATAGACAAATACCAAAGAAAACAGAATGAAAAAAATAGTAGAAAAAATATAATTAAAGGTATAAAAGGTGGTGAAGTGATACAGGAAGGTTCTCTTCACAAATGGTTCTCAGGATCTAAGTCTAAGGACGGTAAAGGTGGTTGGGTCAATGTAGTCACAGGTGGAACCTGTGCTAGTGACAAGCCAGGTGAGGGCACTCCTAAGTGTGTATCATCATCTAAACGTGCTAGTATGAGTAAGTCTGAAAGACTATCTGCAGCAAGAAGAAAGAAAGCAGCAGATCCAGGCCAACAATCTAAGTCAGGTGCGGCAAAACCTACATATGTTAGTACTGATAGTCCCAGAAAGAAAGTGAAGAAAGAGGAATTTGAACCAGTCATCACAGAAAAATGCTGGAAGGGGTATGAAAAGAAAGGTATGAAGACTATGTTTGGTAAGAGATATCCAAACTGTGTCAAGAAAAAGAGAACTCGTAAAGAAGAGTACGAACCTATAAATGAACTCAGTCAGGATACTTTAAATCAAGCTGCAAGACAAGCAATGTCAAAACGTGAAGCGGCTAGAGGAACGCCTGAATATGGTAAAAGGCAAAAACAAGTAGAGAAATTTACCAATGCAGCCTCTAAAAAAAGAAAAGAAATAATTTCAAAGAAAGATAAACTTCAAAAATCTTTTGACAAACCTGATGCAAAAAGAACTCCTACAATGGAAGGAGTTAAAAGAGATGAGTATGGTGATCCTATAGGTGGGCCAAAAATATCTAAGAAAGAAAAAGAAAAGAATCTTAGAAGGAATACACCTGACGAACAGCATACCACTACAACTTCTGAAGGATTTGTTTGGGAGTGTTGGAAGACACACAAGAAGGTTGGTATGAAAATGAAAGGTGGTAAGTTAGTAAATGACTGTCGCCCTAAAAATGAATCATATGAAATAGATGAGGCAAAAAATGCCGCACAACAGGCTGCTATTGCAATTTCTAAGAAGAATAGATTACAAGATTTGAAAGTTGCTAAGAAAAGAAAACTTAGGAAGGAAAGTCTTGATGAGAAGTTAGTGCATGGTAAGTTTGGTAACTATATCAAAAATCAAAAGGTAGAAAAGACCAAAGATAAACCAATGAAGAAACCTCCATACGAGGTTTTAGCTGCATCATATGAACCTATTGTTGAAATAAGTATGGACAAAGCTAGTGACGCATTTAAAAAGGCTAATAGAAGTTACCAGTATGCAGATAGTAATGAAAAGAGACAGAAATTTTACAAACAAGGTAAGAAGTTTGCTAATTATGCAGCTAAAAAGTATAAAAAATTAGTGAGTGATAGATCTAATTTAGATAAAACATTTAATAAACCATCTGCTGTAAGGAAAGAAGAGGTCGAACAAATAGATGAGTTTAAAAAATCTCCTGCCTGGCAGAGAAAGGCAGGGAAGAGTGAGTCAGGTGGACTTAATGCAAAAGGTGTTGCATCATATCGTGCTGCAAACCCAGGCTCAAAACTTAAGACTGCGGTTACAACTAAACCATCTAAGTTAAAGAAAGGATCTAAGTCAGCGAAGAGGAGACTATCATTCTGTAGAAGAATGAAAGGTATGAAAAAGAAACTTACCTCAGCTAAGACAGCGAGAGATCCAGATTCAAGAATCAACAAATCACTTCGTAAGTGGAATTGTTCTTATGAACCAGAGGGTAACTTCATTAGTGAAGATTATGTGAAGGGTGGAGTTAGAAATAATCCATCTACAACATCAACAAAAAAAGTTTCTGGTATGATAAAGGCTTTACAAAGGAAACAATCTGTGTTAAAACAGCCTATGAAAGCCATGGATGCTGGTGCAAGAGGAAGAAGATTATTGCAGAGAAGAGAACATGAAAGATATGTTTCTCCTATCATTCCTGATCATCTAAAGGATGAGTACACTCCTGTAATTGAGGAGGGTAAATCCGCAAAAAAGTGTAAGGACGGGCAGTATTACTGCTTCAATGATAAGAAATGCAAACCGATTCCTAGTGGATACAGGATTGGATATGGTGGAATGTTAAGACCAGAAAACAAAGAAGATGATTCTAATGGTAAAAAAGGCGGTTCTAATGGTAATGGGAACGGTAATGGTGGCAATGGGAATGGCCATGGTGGTAACGGCAACGGTGGAAATGGTGGAGGAAACGGCGGCGGAGAATAGGTTGACAAAATAATCAAGTAACCTTATAATTATATTATGAAATATATCTTTGATGTCGATGGGACGCTGACTCCCAGCAGAAAAAAAATTGATCCGAACTTCTTGATATTCTTCAACAGTTTTGCTTTAACAAATGAAGTTTATCTTGTTACAGGAAGTGACAGAGATAAAACAATAGAACAAATTACACATCATCTTTACTGTAATTGTAAAAGAGTGTATAATTGTGCTGGAAATGATGTATATGAAGGTGACGTTTCAGTATACAGAAATGATTGGACATTACCTTTAGAAGCAAGAGAACATTTGAATGAAGAATTACTTCAAAGTACGTTTCCTGTAAGAACAGGAATCCATATTGAAGAAAGGCCAGGCTGTGTCAACTTTAGTGTCGTTGGTAGAGGAGCAAATCAAACAGAAAGATTAGTGTATAGTGATTGGGATGAGATAAAAGGAGAGAGAAGAGCAATAGCAGAAAGATTCAATAAAAAGTTCCCTGATTTACATGCCTTTGTGGGTGGTATGACAGGTGTAGATATATCAGATAAGGGAAGTGATAAGAGTCAGATCATCAGAGACTTTCAAGATGGTGGTGTTGTATTTTATGGCGACAGAATGGAAGAACAAGGAAATGACAGACCATTAGCAGATGCAATATTGAATAATAAATTAGGAGAAGTTGTATCAGTCACAGGTTGGGAAGATACTTGGAGGAAATTGAAATGAGTGAAACAAAACTTGAAAAATTTATGATGGAAAAGGCCGCCAAAAAAGCGGAACTGGAAGCAAGAATGTCCGCTGCTTATTATAAAAATAGAAAGATAATAAAACATGGAAGAGTTTCTAAAGAGGAAAGATTAGAAAATCAGTACAAGAAATGGGCAAAAGAAAATCAACACATTGTTGATGAGGAAATTAAATCGCCAACTTTTGATAATGTTTGGAAAAATCTAGTCGATAATTTTAGATGATATACATAGTGTGAAGATATGAAAATGATGGAATGGTTGAAGGAGGAGTTTACGAAAACCCCTGGCTATATGAGGGTAAACCTTTTACTTCTGACGACATTGGCAATTTCTTCGGTTACGTCTACCTCATTACTAATAAGACAACAGGTAAGAAGTACATCGG